ACATAATAGTGCGTTTCATTTTGCAGGTTTCCAGTTAAAGAAAATGCCCCGCTTACGGTGCGGGGCAAACCGTCTTACAGGCTAAAGCCGGTATCTTCCGAAACCGTCTTGCCTTCCAGCGCAGCGGCAAACTTGCCACCGAGCTTGGAAACTTCACCGTTAAGGGCAGCGCCGATCTTTTCGGCTTGTTCAGCGGTGTATTCATAGTTGGTACGCGAGGCGAGGCCACCAATCAGCGCGATAGCGTCCAGAGCCTTATTGACGCGCGAGTTAGCAAGGCGCGTGAACTTTTGAGCTCTGGTCTCGGCGGCGGGGGCGGTTTCGTCTTTAGCCATAGTGCGGTTTCCTAAATGAGCCGGATCAGTCCCGGTAAAATCACTCTAGCGGCTTCCTACTATTAGTCAACAGTCAAAACGCTATTTTGTGCAGAAAAATATTTGCACCGTTCTGCGCCGGGGCAGTTGCCGGGTTCGATGTTATGACCGCAACCGCCACACATAACGAGTTGCGGCGTATCGCTAGAAGGCTTGAAACTGTAGCGGTCATCGTCCCGCGCATACAGCCCGCTAATATCAATGTCCTGATAACGACGACGCATAGCCCGACGCTGCAAAGCGCGGTCACACATATAAGCGGTAAACAGAACGGCTCCGACGATACCGCCCGGAACCGCATATGCTACGATAGTGTCAATCATTTTAGTCTCTTGTTTTCGGTTGCAGATCGGGACACTATACGCTCATTCTTAACAAGGGGTCAACGCTATGTGCGAACGTAAACACTCCACACAGTTTAGAGTAGACGTACACCAAAACGGACGTTTTCTAGGTTCTAGTTATCATTGGGATAAACCCTCAGCTAATAGAACGTTCAATAAACAAAATGCAAAAATGGATACTACCGTTATTATGTATAGTCCCGACGGCAGAAAAATAAGAGGTTGACCCGACAGTCAGTCTTTGAGATATTCGGTTGTCAAGCCTTCCCGACAGTCGGTCTTGAGCGCCCGTTGATTTGATCCGGGTAGTGACAGGAACCCCGCCAACCTTAATCGGTTGGCGGGGTTTTTCTTTACCTAAGAGCCTACAAATAGCGCTCTTAAGAACGCGCCTACTCTACCGTCAATAAGACCAGCGGAGACGGCAGCACCGATTACTACAGGCCCGTAAAACTTTAGCGCCTTTTTAATCTTACCTAGAGTTTCCCCAAAGTCTTGAATAGTATTCAGCGCATTCTCGATATTATCAATGCGTGGTCCGTGACTAAGGTTCACTGTGCGCTCCAATGCTTTCACACGCCGCGCCAGCCCCGTTAGTGTAACGCGCCCCCGCGATTTAAGTTCCTCACTCTGTAGATTACTCATACAACCCCGTCTTATATTTATTACCTGTAACGGGAAGGGTAAGCATCTGTCTACGCATCGAAGGCGCAAAGCTGATATGTACCCAACGCCTCCGCTCTTGTATTAGTTGGTCAAACTTAATCCTAGCTAACAGTATTTCTTTACAGACTTGGTAAGGAGTACCGAAACTAGGACAGGTGAAGTCTACACAATAACCGCTCATGTGGTCACTGTTAGACACGCCCCCGACTTTTTTATTGACCGCTGGCGAACGATACGCGGAGCTAATGAGTATAGGTTTATTGCCTAAAATCTCACGTACCTTTTCCAGCTTGTCAGCGGTAAGGAATAGCCGGTCTAGAACCTCGCCTTTAGGGACGTTATCTAGACCGGTATTCGTAACCGTAAGCTCAGCAAGCGTAAAATGCTGAGAAAGCCGCATTATTACTTAGCGGTTTTCTTTTCCAAAAGCTCGCGCAAAGCAGCTTCCGAAAGACCACCAATAATATCAGGCAAAGCCTGTTTAACAGCAGCGGTAACTTGCGCCTGAGTAGGGGCGCTAATATCTTTCATAGTTTTAAGCGACTTTTCAATATTTTCAGCAGCACCGAGAATAGTATCTACAGCCTCGCGGGCCTTAGCGGCCTCAGCCGGTTGCAAGGCAACGCCAGCAATAAGTGAGCCAAGGGCGCTACCAATAAGACGGTATTCACCAGCAAACTTTTTCAGAAAAGATTTGAACATATTATATTCCTTATGCTCCGACAGGTGACGGAGCTTCTAGTTTGAGACTATCGCTAGAGTTGGCGAGTACCACAATAGCAACAATGACAAGCGCAATACCTAAGATAATAGAGATAAGGCGCGAGCCGTTACGCATAGTAAAGGTTTCTTTAATCCAGTCAAAAGGTCCGGTGACTGTATCTATTACAGCCTCGCCAGCATCCCCTACAGCGTTACCAAATCCCATCATACCCCGTAAAGGATTAGGACCGGGTGCAGCAATAAGACTATCTAGGAAGCTATTGCCGGTAGTATTAGAAGCGCCACCAGCGCCGCTATTCTGAAAAGACACGGCGGACCCCGTTTTGCGTTGTAGCCATGCAAAAAAGTCACCAACCGTACCCTGTAGAATAGACGGATTAGCTCGTCTTTGTGAGGCTGTGGTTACAGCCTCAATAGGCGTATTAGGATCGGCTGCTAGAATACGCTTAGCACCTCCAATACCTAGGAAGTGCGCGGCATACAAAGTAGCGTTATTAACAGCAACGCCCACACGCTCTAAAGCCGAGGCGTTTCTATTAGTAAGAGTTTGTACCCTTTGATTTTGTTCCTCTACAGAGGGACGCAAACCGCCAAACGGTAGATTAGGATTACTACCCCATCTACCTCCTAGACCTATCCAAGTGTCTTTAATGAACTGGTACAGACCGGAAGCAGATGAGGAAGTAGCCTTAGCATAAGGGTTATTACTACTCTCGATCCTAGCAAGTATATCATAATAGTTACTAGGAATACCCATAAGTTTACCTCGCCAAAGCTTGAGGCTTAACTTTATAGAAACCGCCTTCGCTACTCACAAAGTCGGGTCTATATTGTTCAACCTCTTGAGCGATAACGCCACGTCTCCGCTTATTATCACCAATATAGTTAAACTCATAGATACCATAACCGTATTCACTAGTGCCAATCCTAGTAACGTTCTCTTTCAATCGCTCGTCAGAGAAAATACTAAGGGCAGCGCCAGCAATACTGGCAATACTACCAAACATACTAGACTTGCTAGCTTGCTTGGCATTTGACTTAGAAACGCTAGCAATAATGTTTTGCGTTGCTACTTGGTTATTAGACTGAGTAACCGCTACCGTCTTTTGGGCGTCAATAGTAGCAAGGCCAATCTGCCTATTAGCTTCCGTCTCCGAAAGTCCTAGCGATTGTTGCACTTCTAGCGCCCTCATAGCGACCTCGCTTTCTAGCTTGTCGCTATTCATCTGTACGCCCGCTCCAATAGTCGCCGCTTGTAGTTGCGCCCCCGCCTGAGCCTGAGCGGCTTGGGCTTGGATTTGCGCGGCTGCTATTTGGGCCTGAGCGGCAATCTCAGCATCGCTAGGCCCGCTATCGCCAGCGGGGGCAGAACCGCCCCCGCCAAGTCCGGCAAGTAGAACGAATACTAGACCGCCGCCTAGAACGATAACGCCGGTAGTCCAAGGGTGAGCTTTAGCGTACTCTACTATTTTCATAAGCTCCCCCTAGATATTACCGGTAGTAAGCGAACCGATAAGGTTTTGCATAGGATCAGACAACGGCGTGACTTTAAGGTCTTGCGCGTTGTTACCGGTAACAGTCGGGTCATTAAGCTTATGCGTAGGACCGACCATTACAGTACCCGGATTATACGGGCTGGGCGAATGTAGAACGTTAATACCGCCAATACCTTTAACGTCTGCGAAGCCGTAACCGACTTGCTTTTGGTAGACTTCGTGTCCGGTATTCTGAGCATCAATATCGGGACGCTTGGAAAATCTAAATACTTTCCAACCTCCGAACATATCTAATCCTTAACCAATACCGTAGTTGCTATAGCCACCGCTAACGGGACTAGTAGCAGCACGGAGAGCGCCAGAGAAAGCGTCGCCAAACTCTTTAATAACAGCAGGAGTTTGACTATTGCGGCTAACAAGAACCGCAAGAATAGCAACGCCGACAATAGCGGTAAGGACGGTGACGATTTGGCCAACCGTATTCATGTATTTATGTGCCTTCTATAGCGGACTTAAACTTGCTGAAAAAGCCGCGATTGCTAAGAACCATGCTCACAATGATAAGAACTAGGAAGGCATTAGCTACAGGGCGCAAAGCTTTTACATAGCCAAGCGCCCCTGTAACGAAAATAGCTACCATCCAAACAGGGAAAGCAGCGACGTTACTTGTAGGGCTAAAGTCTTCTCTAATAAGTCCTGTAAGCTCAGAGATTTTATCATTAACGGCGACAACTATAAGCATGACGCCAATAAGTAGAAAGAAAATGGGCATTGCGTCAGCCTTACTCTTTCGACTTAAAAAGCGCGATATACGCGGGAAGTTGTCCGCGCATTGTTATATAAACAATGAAGGCTAATAGAAGAGTGCCGAATATTACAGTAGATTGGCGCAATGCCCTATCCCCTAGACGCTCTTAAGCAGAGGAATAGAGGAACCCCATTTGCGGGCAACTACAGCGACCAGTACGACCAGAAGAATAGTGCCAAGCGAGATACCAAAAACGCGCATTGTATATTGTCCTATTGAGGAGCGGCCGAGGCCATCCAAGTAGAGAGAATACGCAGCATATCGTAAGCAATCCACGCCAGAATAAGAAACAAGCCAATATACAGCATCAAATCTGTAAGCGGCACTTCTTTTCTGTAGGGCTTAGTAATGCTACCCGTAATATCAGAAAACATAGTTGTTTCTCCTAGTTTGGGGAGGGTCGAAACCCTCCCCTATTAGAGCTAGGATTAGCCGCCCGACGGCAGCGAGGCAGCGAACACAACTTGCGAGGCTTGCGAGAAGTATTCGTAACCAACCAGAACCTGAGCGTTGGCATTAACCGTGCTAGGGTTCATGGTAATCTGAGTATTACCAAACTGATCGGTAGCAATCGCCTTAGCGCGACTATCGAAGTAGTACGTACCAGCGGGCGGGTCCGCCATGAACGTAGTACGCGCGAACAGCGCCGCCTCTTCCGGTCCATACTTCCAGATATTAGAACTGTTAGCCGTTTGAAGGGCGAAGTAGTTAATATCAGAACCGACGTTCAAAGTACCGCCATTGTCGTACAGCACGACAGTAGACAGGAAGCTACGGAAGTTGGCGTAGGGAATACCAAAATCTTGACCAGCGACCATACCCGTCAGAGACGTAGTATTAAGCTGATACAGCGTAGCAATATCCAGTTGCGGCAGGATAGGTTGTCCGCCCTGATTAGCGGGCATCATCGGGATTTGGTCAATGTAATCTTGCCAAACCGTAATCTGCACGTTGGTAGCGGCTTTCCAAACGCCGCCAGCACCGCCCGCGTAAACAGCAAGCGTAGGATCGCCAGTATTAACGCAAGGCGTCGGGTTAATTTCAAGCTGCAACTGAGCAACCGCGTTGACAACGCCTGCCCACATAGCGCCGCGCAGATCGTACTTACCGTAGCTGATCGGCACATAGTAATACATTTGGACCGGCGCGTCGGCTGTAGTGGCGATAGTCGTTTGAGCGACTTCCACAGTCCAGTTATTACCGTAGTTGACCGGAACGTTAGGAGCGTAGGCCGCGCCGAATACCATAGGCTGACGGGCGCTATTAATAAGGTTCAGGTGCCAACCTTGCGTTTGGTGTCGCACTTGGTTGTTAGTATCGGTAAAGCCGATATTCTTAAGCAGATTAGCCGCGCCGTACTGAGTACGGGTAAGCGTTCCACCGCCGCCGTTAGTAATAGTGCCTTCGACTTTAACAAGGAAGCCACGAACAAGGCCAACGTTTTGGGGCTGGATATTAACAATAGTTTGGTTAGCCGGGTTGTAGCCCGCGCTAGAGATTTGCTGCAAACGCTCGACACCTTGCGTAATAATAGCATTACGCGCGGCGGCGTTTTGAGCGGCAGCTTGTTGTTGCGGGGTCATACCCGTATTATTGAGCGCACCAGACGCCATTATTTCTTATCCTTAAATACAGTGTGAAAAATAAACACTAGAAGAACGAGACAAAAAGCCACTAGAAACCAGTTACTAGGGCTTTTGAGAATAGACATATTAGGTAGAGCGTTAGCTAGCTGCATTTGCAGCCGCTTTCCCCTTGCTACGGATGACAAGCTGACTTGCGAGCGTACTAACGAGTACGAGAGCAATAATCATCACCCAAATAGAAAGGATATTTTGCCAACGCCAAGTCAGCAATACAGCATCCATTATATAAGCGCCCTTGCTTTATTAGCAGGTGAAACGACACGTAGTCGTCGTTTGAATGTAGAGAGTATCTGTTTTGGATCGGGTGCAGGAAACAAAACAGACGAATACCCCCGCCCAACGTCGTACCACAAACAATGGTACTTAGGAAGCTCCGAATAGACCGTTACTTCAAGTTTATTTCCCTCCTTATTAGTCAATATAGCGGACTTAACAAATGACTTAGTAGTTTTCAGATCGCGCTCATCGTTTTGATCGAATACCGCTACAAAGTCTGCCTGAGCTACAGCAAAACGGCTCATCCAAGCCGGACGCTGATATAGTACGATTACCGGAATACGTAGTGACCGCCCTTGCGTTAGAATAGCGTCAAAGGCGTCTTTTTGAGGTAGAGCAAAGCCCTCATCTATAAACAGTCCAGTTTTACCGTTTTTCCAGACCGCCCATAGCCATTTCTCCATTGCCTCATCGTCAATCTTAGGCGTTGGTTTCATCCAGTACAGACCGGGTTTAGTCGGCGGTTTATCATGTACTGAGATAGTCTTTATTCGCTTACCGCACTTCTCCCGTATCTCGTCAATCAAGTCCTCGCCCTTGTAGTCAATAATAACCCAAGGCTGAGCGGCTTCCTGACTAATAGCGTCGTCAATCCAGTTTCGCGTACTGAGTAGGGCAATAGCAAATACGCTTTTACCTGTACCCGTTCGACCGAGTACGATAACACGTTGCTGATTATTCGGCCCATGAGCCTCAGTATATGTATTACCGTACCCGTTCAAACTTTCCATTACATACCTTGTTGCTGTAGACGTTGTTTACGTTCAGCGTCCTTACGCATCCTAATAGATACCGCCATAGGTCCGTAAACAGTACCAGCGGCGACGACTAGTCCGACGATAGCAGCAACTTTAGGATCGGGCGTAATATCAAACTCAGCTAATACATTAGCGGTAGCTTTAGCCAATGTGTCGGCGTCGTCTTTCTCGATAGCTATTTCCGGCGTCTTAGTAGCGCCAGCAATACCGGCGTGTAAAATGACCAGAATATTAGCGAGACTGTCTACACTAGCAGCACTAGCGGTTTTCGACCGGGTAGAGCTACTAGCTCCACTTCCTGCCTTTCGTCCTCGCTTTTTTCGATAGCTTCCGTCTGCGTTTCTACTGTCTCTTGAGACGTGGATAGCGGGGTCAAATCCGTCGCTATCTCCGCTACTACTTCCTCCGCTATCGTCTCCGCTACTTCCTGAGAGGAAACCGGCGACGGAGAAGCTTGGAGTGTCTCCAACTCTACTATCCTCGCCCTCGCTTGGGCTAGTTGTTCCTGTAAGGAAAGACATTCTGTATTACTCTCGATGCGGTTTTGATCTGTCTCAGCGTGAGTTTCTGCAATCTCGATAGCAGCCTCATTGTTCTGAGCATTAATAGTTACGGCGGCTTGGGCTTGGATGGCCGCAATAGCAATAGCGGCTTCTGCCTCAGTCGGGGGAGGCGGCGTCACCGTCGCCGGGTCCACTAACTCTAGCGGTGCGCCTTCCGGGCTTTCCGTTATTACGGTTACGGTCATTTTCTACTAGCTCCGTAAGCATTTCTTCAATGCGATTTTGTTGCTCTACAAAGGCTTTCGCCCTTATCATTATTGCGGCCATATTCTCGCTAGTAATCAGCGCCATTACTTCCGGCGGGATCATACTAGCGAGAATATTCTTAGCCATATTTTCCATAGCTGACACGGTGCAGGTTCCCTTTTACTTTATACTTGTGGGGGCTGATATATTCTAACTTCTCGCGCACCACTAATATTAGTCCATTCAAGCGCATGAAAGAAGTTGTTACCACTGATTTTTTTAAACGTAGCGTCGGCGACCGAACCAGCGGCATAGGCAATATCGCTACCAATGTGAATAGAGGCGTTGCTTTGGGCCGTGGCGGTTCTAGCAATAAAGGGCCACATGGGGCTAAAATCGCCCATACCTGTAGAAGCGGTTTGTGATCCGATAATAGAAAACTTGAGAGCCTTAGTGTATTTAATAAGTAGTGGGGTATTTGTTGCTTTATATCCCGTTCCACCGTTGGTTACAGTAATAGAGGTAATTTTGCCGCCCGTTACTACTGGCGTCAGAACCGCCCCCGTTCCAACCCCGCCGACAGTTAGAGAAGGTGCCGTATAACCGGAACCTTCAATAATCGGATAAGCCGCAATAATCTTTCCGTTCTTATCTACTGTAGTTAGAACAATGCAACCCGTTCCATCCAGATCGTCAACAGTTACCGGAGCGGAAAGGCCACTATTTTGAATAGCCCCAAAATCACCGCCGCTAATAGTGCAACCGATTGCATGTTCTACGTTGAATACACATTCAACAGCGTTGGCATTAAGACCTCCCGGATAAGCCGCCGCGAAGTCAGTACCGGAAACAACAATACCACGCGCAATGCCGTTTGAGGCCGTATCGCCAAACTTCATATGATTGGCCACGTCCTCAAAATACAACTGCATGAAGGCGCTATTGTAGCTCATAATATCTACACCCAATACACAAGATTGAATGCACATATTAGTAAAAATGCTGCCATGGGCGGGAGACGTGCCCCCGTCCAGTTGTTCATTTAGAACAATACCTCTTTGTAACCCGTTAATAGACAGATACCAGTTAAAGCAAGTATTAGCGTTAAATGCTTGGCCACAAAGATAACCGATTGGGGCTGTGCTAGTACCGATACCCCAAAGATTAGTAATGCTACTGCCGAAACACATTTCAAAGCGGAATACGCTATCGCTGCAAACAATACCGTCGGCAAAGATATAGTCGATAACGCAGCAAATACCACGATTTACATAAACAGCTTGGTTAGCAGAACCTCTAATAGCAAAGCCAACAATGTTTGCGTTGTAATAAAAGTTCTGCCCGCCAAGTGGATTGATTACCTCGATTGCGGCTCCAACAACTGAGGCTGCATGAATAATAGTTTTATTGTAATCGCCGTGAATAGATTTACCGCTAGTCAGCTTAATAGGTCTATTAATGCGGTAAGTGCCAGCCGGGAAGTAAATATTATTTCCAGCCGCTAGTGCAGCATCAATAGCGTCCGACGCAATCGTGACCCCATCATTGGCGTTTTCGTTATAATCCAGAACGCTTACAGTCTCCCGCATTTTATTTTGGGACGGGCGCTTAACGGCCCCCGCTCCCGGTCCATAAAACGGGACGGTAGAAGCTAGAATAGGGTTCAAAAGTTGCATTAGACGTTTTCCGTTACAATGGCGGAACCGTTAGCGGTAATCCAAGTGCCCTTAATAACGCCGCGATACTCGCCGTTATTAATAAGGAAGGTTCCGCCCGCCGCGATGACAAGAGAATAAGAAACTGTAGCGTTCACGTTTGCTAGAGCAATCCTCAAGTCGCTAGTACTGTTATTATAGATAGACGCGCCTTTGCGGGAAGCGTTAGCCGCTAGAATAGTAACGTCTCCAACTGACGACGCTACCGAGGTAATGGCTCCCGCCGTGGGTCCAGCCTCTTGCGCCGCAAAGGCGTCAATAGAAGTATCTACGGCGTCAACAGCGGTCTTTACAAGGTCAACAGACGTATCAATGCCAGCGAGTGCGACGTTAGAGGCTGTAACTAGTGTTACTAGAGCCGCATCGTTGACCTTAAAATCACCGCCAGCTGTAAGTTGTACATAAGTAAGATCGCCACTGCTATTAAGAACAGCCTGAGCAAAGCCGGGATTAATCGGCGCACCGCCCATAGGATCGGCGCCGAATACACCACCAACGTTAATAGTAGAGCTAAAATCAAGTCTACCTAGAGCGTCAACGCCTACCCCACGAAACTCACCAGTAGCTCTATCAATGCCGCCAATATAGATAGGTTTATTAAACTGTTCTGTAGCTACAGTGTCACCCTCTTCCATAGCGCCTTGGGCGCGGATAGGTCGATCACTATTAAATGCGCCAAAGCTATACCAAACAGCGGGCGGCACTTCGTAGTTATAGAACGTAATAGTACAAATATCCGTAGCGCCGCCCTGAGAGGTAAGCGTAACGGTAGAACCGGCGTTAGCGTTAAGGGTATAGACACCGATAGAGAAGGCGGGAATAGTAAAGTAGTCGTCAGTACCGCTTACGGCTACTTCAATATTTTCAGGGTTAGAGCCGTTGTCTACTTTAATAGAGCGGACAACGCCGAACGTTTGGCCCTGAGATTGTACGCCAAACTGGAAAGCGTAAGCAGCGGCACTTGAATAATCTGCATTATAAATAGCAAAGACATTGCCTAGTGCTTTATCGCGCTCAGTAACGCGACCCACAAGGTTGAGAACGTTGACGCTAATCGGGTCCATATACTTGCCCTATATTTGAAGAAAAAAACTTTACGGCCAAGCTGGAACCTTTCCGCTTGACATAAAATGATAATACGGCTACGCTCTACCTTGTCGGGAGGGCTGTATATGCCATTTAATAATTGGTCTATATTTGCGAGCCGCGCCAAGGTTTCCCTAGGCGCGGCTCCCGCTTGCGCGGTCTGCCCCCAAACCTGCACCGAAAAGAGGGCAGCGCATGGCGAAGAATAAACGAAGAATATCCGCCGCGCAACGTGATAAATCCGTACTAGAAGCGGCGAAAATACTTAAGCAAAAAGGTCTTATTAGTAAACAAGCTAACCTCCACTCTGGTAGATTTGTTTCTAGAGGAGTGCTTAAGAAAGTAAAAGAGCTACAACACGTAGCGGCGCTAGATTACGTAGGTGTTAAAGCCTCTAAAGACGTAATCAAAGCTGCTAAAGAGCGTGGCTATATGGTTGCCAATAATCGCGTTATTGGACCTAAATCTACATCGTTCCGAAACCGTATGAAAAAAGGTGAGCTTACAGGCGTCAAGCCTGTTAAGGGCGGCTTTATGGAAGAGGTTATATTACCTCATACGGTTATGGATATGTATTCTTTAATGGAGCAGCTAGAGAACGGTATAGATACTCTTAAAATGCCTAATGAGCAGTTTGCTTTTAAGTTCTTTGGTAACGAGAGTTATAGAGCTTTTCGTGATACTGCCGATCTACTACAGTATCTCAAACATTATAAGAGCATCTTTACCCCATCGGGGAGTTTAAAGAGTGAGGACTTACAGGAAGAGTTCCAGAACCTTACTCTTATGCGACTACACGTTGCAGATATTGGCCGTACTATCCGCTCGCCAGATACACGCGCTAAACAAAAGAAAGAGGCTAGGGCTAGAGGCGAGGGTAAAGCTTACAAGGGGCGGTCTATGGCTGAAAAGCTGGAAGCCATGCACCCGCAAAGAGCCGCCCGTATAAGAAAGAAAATGGCTGAGGCTAGCGCAGAACGTCGCGCCAAGCTCGCCGCCGATCCTAAGAAAGCCGCCGAGTATAAAGAGAAGGCTAGGGAGCGCGCTAAGCGTTCATATGAAAAGAGAAAGCCTAAGTAATGGAGATTATCCGGCGGACTGCACCCCGCCGCGCTCCTATAGTCATTCCTATAGAGCCGGTAGAATACAAGCTTAAACCCGTCAAAAAGCGGGTTGCTATATGGGATACCGAAACCGACCCCTTCGAGCATGGTTTAATAGTGAAGCCTTTTACGTGCGGCTTCTATCTTACCGATACTCAAGAATATATAGACTTTTGGGGCGATGATTGTATTGCTCAGTTTTTTGAGTATCTAGAGACATATCATAGCGAGGAAGAGTTACTTATATACGCTCATAACTTTGGCAACTTTGACGCCTATTTTATGACGGATTATTTTGATAGCGGACATAAACCTTTTATTATTAACGGGCGTATTGTTCGCTGTATGGCGCGCGGGCACGAGTTCCGCGACAGTTACGCTATGGTTCCCGTTGCTCTAGCAGTCTATGATAAGATCAAGTTTGACTATGATCTAATGATGACTTGGCCTGTATGCGACATACAGACAGGAGAAGAGACTACGGTACGCGAGTTATACGCACCTGAGATTAGACACTATCAGAAACGAGACTGTACGTCGCTAGGGGAGCTTGTCACCGGTTGGTTAGATATGTTTGGCGATCGTCTAACTATGGCCGGTGCCGCGCTTGCCAAATCTAGGGCGTTCCACGGCTTTGAAACACTGTCAGAAAAGATAGACGATGAAATACGCCCTTTCTACTTTGGTGGACGTAATCAGTGTTTCGCTACAGGCGTTATGCGCGGCGACTTCAAAGTCTATGATATTAATAGCTCTTATCCTGACGCTATGCGGCGTTATCAGCACCCTATATCTGACAAACCTATCCATGAGCCCAAGATCACAGCGCGAACCCACTTTGCTAAAATCCGCGCATGGTCACTAGGCGCGCTCCCTGTACGTAAGCCCGATGGCGGTCTAGATTTTCCTATAGGCGTCAACGACTTTTACGCTTGTATACATGAGATTAATGCCGGTCTAGAAACTGGTACGCTTAAGATACTACATACTTACTATAGTATCTATTTTGAGCAAACTACTAGTATGGCTGAGTTTGTAGATACATTCTATAATCTCAGACTACAGGCAGACGCGGACGGAGACGGGGTTAAAAAGCTATTCTATAAACTTGTTCTCAACAGTAGTTACGGCAAGTACGCTCAAGACCCTAGACGATATGAAAATTGGCTGTTTGATCCAGAAGAAATACCTACCCCGCTCATGTGTGAAACATGTCATGACCGAATAAAGAAAGGTCTAGATAAGCAAGACTGCGAAGCGTGTAATACAGGTCTGAGACACCCTTACGGCTGGTATCTACATACAACGCATCATGGGAAACATATCTATGCTCAGCCTCAAACGCTTAAAGCGGGCTCGTTTTTTAATGTCGCGACGGCTGCTAGCATCACGAGTGCAGCAAGAGCCAATCTATTGCGGGGAATACAATCTGCTACGCGACCGCTTTATTGCGACACAGACAGTATTATATGTGAGAACCTTGAGCCTACAAACGGGATTATACTTGACCCGAAACAACTAGGCGCTTGGGACATTGAAGCAGAAGGAGATACCGTCTGCATAGCTGGAAAGAAACTATACGCTATCTTCAAAGACGGTAAGGAAGTGAAGAAAGCTAGTAAAGGTGTCAAGCTTACAGCTAGAGAGATTGAGCGCGTTTGCGCTGGCGAAGTTATCGAACATAAATCTATTGTTCCTAAGTTTAAGCTTAATGGGGACGTAGAGTTTCAAACTAGGAACATTAGGAAAACCGGGTAATGAAACATTTGGATTTTGAACAAGTAGAAATGTTTGGCAGCCCTGAATATCAACGTAGCGTCTATATTCCTAGCGATCCTGTAGAACCGCAACAAGTGAACGAGGAGGCGACTATAGGAACGGGTCAATATGGGGACGCTGTACAGGTAGCGGAGAGCGACGATAGTTCGGCACAGATTAGCTTACCGTTCATGTTTGGACAGGTATCTAATAGCGCGCCCGGTTACGACTTTAGCGGTATGTTTGGTAGCTCAAAAGACCCGGCTCCTGCCTCTATTATAGAAAGGGTAGTCGCGTGGGTGAGAAGTCTACTCAGCTAATGTTTAAACTATCTGGTACGCTGCCTAATGGGGAAGCTATAAAGAACCAGATTTGTACTACTGCTACCGTGATACGGATTTACATACTTGGCGCTACCGTTCACAAACTTGAAAGACTTTGGTAATGACTATTAGTGACAGACAGGTGCTAGCGTTTGCCGCTTTTGCGGTCATTATTATTTTCTTGCTTAGCGAGATTGTAGACACGCTGTCTAATGTGAAAATAGTGCTTGCTATTAAGCCCGGTTTTGATAATGTGATTGAGGGCGAGGCGCGGGAAGTCTCCGACAAGCCCGCTAGCAACTAACTATGTAAGGAACCTGCACCGATGAAAAAACTTACAGCCTCGCTTCATCATCCTAACGGCGACGTTATGGAAACGATTATCGCTATGGATTATGAGCTAGACGATCCAGAAGCTTTTACTAAGCGTGTATGCAAACGCTGGTGGAACCATCTGCTAGGAACATGTCGCGTCGTTATAGGGAGCGTTGAACATGAAAGCGCCCAAGCTTAAGTGGCGTATGCGCTATACGTCTGAGGGGACGTTTCTAGTTGTCTTTAATGACGGCTCGCTAGGCGGGTTTCATTATCCATCTATAGACGCCTTTCTAAAGCGTAGCGGTGCTTTCAATGTTATCTGAAAAGACCGTTAAAAAGCTTTACGTACCTTGCGCTATATGCGTACATAATCTAGGTTATGTAGATGACGCTCCTAAGTTCGCTAGCGATAGGGGGCTTAGGAGGCATCTTAAAAATGAGCATAACGTAGAGGTTAATAAGCGGGAAAGGTTCGCGTTGTAATATACACGCGGGAAGTTGTCTATAGCGTCGGCGGTCACCGTATGAGCGATGCTCACGTTAGACACGATAGTTTAGACGCCGCTATATCCCACTTGCGTAAACGTGTACGCGCTGGTAAAACTATTATACTGTTTTACTGCGACACTGGTTCTATAGGAAGGCCCTCAATCATATGAAGTATGAGCTTTACCAAAGTCCCGGTTCTAGTCGCTGGAATGTCCGCTCTATTAACAAGGCTGGTAAGGCTAAGTTTCTGCGCGGGTTTCGTACTAAGGAAGAAGCTGAGTTTTTCCGCCAAAGCAAAGAGCGTGGCGCTAATAGGAAACTTGTTTAATGTCGCATATGGAGCAATCTAAAACGTGGAAGGGGGCGCTACTGGCGTCTACCTCTTTGCTCGCGCTTGGCGTTCCTATGGCATCTGAGGGGTGGCAACTACGAGGGATTAGGTATCTGGATATGTGGGAGCAATCGTATAGTGAGCAACTTTTGATTGTATCTAACAATGGTAAACCTGTCTATCCCGATGCTAAGCGTTTAAAAGACTATAAACATTTACATTACGCGCTTACGATTTAAT